TTCTAGTTCTTATATCACGTAATGAAGTGCGGTTCAATCGCATGTAGGGTAGGATGTCGAGCAGTTGGAAGTGTGTTCGTCTGTCCGCTCAAGTCTAAGTTGATCACTAGATTTGGAATGGATTCATATTGTAAGAATGATTGAATGTCGATTTCAAGCTGAGAGAGATTGAGTCCGATCGATGAAGTATCATAAGGACCATTAATCGAATCCCCTCCACCCGCTTGGAGGATCTTAAGGATTGCTTGCCCTGGAGTAGCGAAGTTAATCCGAGATGTTAAATACATCTTTGTCGGTTCGTATCCTTCCCAATCTCCAAACGAAGAACGGATCGAAGAAGCGAACGGCTCTTGAATATGGAGGATAAACCCAACGTCGCTACCACTAAAGGAAGCCGTTGTTTGATGAGTTAAAGGAAAGGATTGAGTCGACTCTTCTTGGAGGTATCGATCAAAGTAAACTACTTCCAAGTCGTAGGTCACTCCTGTTGTTGGAGAAGTTGGAAGCCCTAAGTTATCTTTAACTAGGATCGTAGACTCTCCATTCTGATAATAAGCTTTAGCAACTTGAGCGGGAACTTTCCGACTCTGATCTTTCAAATCGGGAATACCTAGGAAAGCATACTTGATTGAAGAATGGATCTCCTCAAGTGTCCCCTCTTGAATAATGGGATCGGATCCGAGTTGCTCTCCAGGATAAACATGGATCGGATAAAACAATCTTTCAAGATTTTGTGTTGGATATATTCCGACTGTTGACTCATTCCAAATATGAAGAGGAGGATATTCATAGACTCCCTCCATCATTTCTTTTGCTTGTCTCGATGAGAAGAAAGCGAGTCCACTTGCTGCAGTATCTGAATTAACATTAGACTTAAACATCAAAGAGCTATCATCCGAGATCTTCCAATCTGCGAAGGCTCCCAAGGTTCCAAGAGCTGTCCCATTTGTTCCCGCGTCTAAAGTATCATTGATGATCGATGGGAATCTTTGTACACCTAAAGCAATCTTAAATGATTTGATCTCTCCCCTTGGAGTCCTAACTTTAACAGGGAAGATCGTATTCGATGAAGGTACTAAACTATTATAAGAAGTATTGGTATTATCAAAAGTAAGACTAGTCGCTCCCATCGTTTGAGGGAAGAGTCGTCCTTCCGAGTTGATCAATTCGGGATACCTTGGATGGATGTAATAAGTCCCTTGATTAGAAGGGGGAAGAGATGGATCAAAGGTTGTTGCTAGATCGGATGGCATAGGTTGATCGTAAAGAGTACTATAGTTTAATGTATTTGATACGCCTGTTCCTCCTTGTAAAAGGAAAGTAGGACTATCAAAACAAACAACTCCATACTCCAACTTCGATCCGTTCCCATCATCATAGTTATGATAGTTCTGGACAAGGCTAGTCTCTAAAGCGATCTCAGACAATTCATTATCGATTAAGGAAGTCAAAGGAACTAAAGACAAAGAGATCGCGGACTCGTCGATCGTTGGACTGGATTCGATAATCCCATTGATGATCTCTGTAAATGATTCAACATATCCATCGGGGTTCATCTGTCCCATATAGAGCGAAGCCTTGCGTCCTCTAAAAGTAACTATCTCTGTAAACACTTCAGGAACGTTGGTTCCTCCGATTGTTGTCGTGTGTGTTTGGATCGGTGTGCGTCCAACTCCTCTGTTAGAAATAGTAAGAGTCGTCGAAGTCGCTCCTGATACTCTGACAGTTTCCGCTCCAATGTGCATGACTCTAGGATAAGACAATGATGTAAAGTCTTGATCAACTGTAATTGTTTTAGTTGAATCATTGTGAAGGATATTTGTTGAGATTTGAGCTTTCGTAACGTCGGTTGCTCTCGGTCCACATCGTCCAAAAATTACATGGGGATCCGTTGTATCTCCTCTAAATCGATCAATAGATAAGGAGACTGTTAAAGGAGAGTAGTTAGCTATTCCACCCGCGGGATCGATCGACGCTTGATATGCTCCTACTCCAACGATCCCCTCCTTGTTTACAAAGGGAACTCCTGTTGTAAGATTTGCGTCTAGATTAGAAGTTGAGATGTCGACATTAGAAGATACATATCGAATCGATAGTCCTCCTATCTCCAGAACAAAGACACGTCTTCCAAAGTCATAATCAATCATGATGTGATCTCCGCTTGATATAGATCAAAGAATGAGACTGATACTAGATCACAGTCCTCGACTTCAACTTCAAAGAGGAGCATATCCCCTCGGTTGCTTGAAGGGATATATAAAGACAGAGGGGTATCTGTCCCACTTGTTCCGCTTGGAGGGTCATAGAAAGTCCCTCCTGTTGAAGCTGTGAATGGAGTATCGAGAGCTCCATCTATAGTCATCTCTAAGAAATCGGGATAAGTAAAGAGGACCGCTTTCGATAAGATTGTCCCGCTCAAATCCTTTATTCTGAATGTGATTCTAGGAGAGTTGTTTGAACTTTCTTTCGTTGCTGCATATTGAAAGACTACCCCGATCCATTCTGAGATTGGAGTCGATCCATATAAGAAAGAATAAAACTTATTAGTCTTGTTTAATCCCGTTGCGATCCCGCTCCAATTCGTATCAATAAATAGACCTAAGAATCCGCTCGTCGGTTTAGCGATCGTATAGTTTGCGAATCCAAGAAACTTACAATGCGACATCTGGACCATCGCTTGCGTAAATTTATTGACGACTCCACCCATAACCGTCACGCCCATGTAAACAGACTCTTCACTCGTCAAAGGTTGAAAGCTTGAAGGTACTAACATCAATTACTCCAAACTGATAAAGCTGTGATTCTTGGAAGACTGTTAGCAACTGCGAGTCTTTCATAAGAATCAAGGAGAGTGTCGGATTCAGTATATAAAGTAGGGACGAGTTTATAAAGTGGTAATCCAAAAAGAGAAGATTCTAAACTCATGTTTCCAAGATTTGGGAAGAAGGATAGTTCGTTCCATCCATTGGAGGAGACAGAGAAGACTCTTCCCATAAATGAGAATTTCTTAGTCCCGCTTATATCGACAACGTAAACATAAAGAGTTAATGCCCCTCCCCCAACAAAGAGCGGACTTTGATTCTGTAGGAATTGAGCGTCTCCGATTCCAAGAGATTTGGGTCCTCCCCCTCTTCCTGCGAACACTGAAGAAGGATTCTCGATTCCACTCCAAGAAAGAAGAGGACGCTTTCGACTTCTCATAGTTTGGATATTCGTCCTCCATTGAACGCCCGCTCTTGATGTTAAAGGATAGTTAGCAGCTAACCGACCTAATCCAAAAGGAGGGATCTTATCAGTTCCCTGAGCCGTTGCACCTGAAGACAAAGGAGAGGATAATGGAAGGAAGCGAGCTGCGACGATTTGAATATCCAAATCATAGGTTGATCCCGTGGCCACTTTTCCACTCATAACGATATCAACATAATCGGAAGTAGTCGCAGAGGAGAAGGAATGGGATACGGTCGCAAGGCCAAAGGATGTCGAAGTTATAGCTATAGATGAGTTTCCTTGGGCCACTGAGTTTCCATCGATCAAAGTAAACTTGATTGTCCCTGTTCCTGTTGTAGTCACTTGAGCATTAACATGGAAGTCAATAGTAGTGTGATCATTGGAGGGAATCGGGATCCTCCACCTACAGAGATCTACAAAGGAAGTAGACGCAGTGACGCAGGTGTTTTGATCGAAGGCTTGAGAGATACAAGTTGATGTCCCTCCATAAGCATGGAGATAGTTTGAGAGATTGCCCATCCTCTCGATTGATTCGGTCTTGATGATCTTGCCCGCGATCAAGTCCCCTGTATCTGGAACGGTCGGAGGAGTTGTATATGTATTTCCCATTTATCTTCTTGCTCCTAGTTGATATTCTAATTGAAATCATTTTAGTGAATATGGTGCAGTTGTTCCCCCGTCGTTCACTCGTAAAGCCACTGCAAAACCAGACCCTTCTACTGGCTGTCTTACAAGAGGTTGTGATGCACCACCATATGTTCCCGGCACAGATGAACTTGCTCCGTATGTGCTTGTTCCGTATATGGCTGCTATGTCTCCTGAGTCTAATGGGTAAGCAGCAGGTCGTGCCGAGTCGTTACTTTCATAATCATACCTAACAAATAAGTCTGCATCAATTGACGATTCAGGAGCAAAGTTAACTATTACTCTTTGCATATTTTTTCGTATTCCCGGATCATTCATTGTTAAATCTGGACTACGATATCTTCCTGAAATAGCAGTGCCATTAAAATCATTACCTGACTCTTGTCTGTATACAAATCCATCTCCTGATCCATGTAAAGCTATCACATTTCCTGAAGATACAAATGTATCTGTTGACGTTGGTCTTATGCTTTTTATTTCTGCAAATTCAAACTGTTGCCCCCTAAGAACGCATATAACTCCTTCAGTTGCATTTTCGCCTATTCCACTTTTTGTAAAAAATATTCTATATTGTGTTTT